TCTTTAATTTCACCTTTAACTTCGGCTGTTTCATTAAGACCTGTTGCGTCAAAAAGATTTAAAATACCACCACCACCTTGGACAAATAACTTATTGTCTAAAATGTAGTTAGTAGGTATAACATAGTCACCATTTTTTAATCTTTTCATTGGGGCCATTTTACCTCCCCAAGGACTAAAGTCGAAAAATGTTTCAACCACTGCAGGACCTTGTACTGATGACGAACTTGATGAGGTTCCTGGTGTTGTGGACACTATTTTACTTGGTTCTGCAATATCGACAGATGTTTTAGACGGGGTTACGTTTACCTTTTTAAACTCAAAACCTCGTTTACCTTGTTGGCCGTAATAGTTTATACCTTTAGTGTAAACCATGTTTTTAGAAATGTCGACACCTGTTTTATCAATAACATCTTGAGTTATGATTTTACCTAATTCTTTGGCTCTTGTATCAGCTAAGTATTGGTTCATCTCGTTAGGGTCTTTTTTACCATCATATAACTCGCCAGGATGGTCTAATTTAGAATAACCCTTAGGGACATCTAAAGTAGGTCTTGCGGAGTCTGCGGTACCTTGTATAGTAAAATTACCCATCTTATCAGCACTTGCGGATTTTAAAAAATCAACAATTGACTGAATGAACATATCATAAACCTTTTTAGCTTCAGGAAAACTATCAAACTTAGGTTTAACCATGTTATCAGGATAAGGGAATGCACTACCTTCTAATGTTAATGAACGTAATGTAGGTTCTTTTACAATTGTTGGTGGTGTAGTTGTGGTTTTTTCTTCACCTTTACTAATTACTCTAATAGCTTCTGAGGCACTTGTTAGAGTGTATTTTTGTCCGTTATAACCAACGTTAGATGCGTACACACCCTGAGGGTTAGTTAAGTCCATTAACCCCTTCTTTTTACCATTCCAATTAAATCTTTGTAACTCATTGGCCGCAAATGGGTCGTCATCCTGTTCACTAATAACAACACCTCTTTGATAACCAAAAAGGTATTTCATTCTATACAATTCTTCGTTGATTATATTTCTCATATTTAAACACTTAATGAATCAATTGATTCTGTTGAACCTTCTTGATTTGTTGATGTATTTGCGGTTAAAGGGGCATTAGGTGCAACACTACCCGCAGGTGTTTGTACCGATGTTGCTCTAATAAATGAATCACAAGCGGCCATTGCGTTTTTAGTATTTGTACCCATTACACCATCTTCTTTTAACTTAACAGGTAATTTATCTGTAGGACATTTATCATTAATTTTAACTTGTAACTTTAAAACTTTCTCATCACATTTACCACCAGGTTTAGTATCTTTACCAGGACATTTTGCTGTGGTAAATCTTTCTGCAACGGGTGCTTGTGTTGTTTGAGTGGTTGTAGGTGCTTGTGTTGTCTGAGTGGTCACTGGTTCTTGTGCCGGAGTTTGAGTTGTAGGTTGTTGTTGTGTCGTAGGTTGTTGTTGTGTTGGTTGGGTTGGGTTACGAAATGCGTTTACCGCGGCACCAACTCTTTGACCAAAATTAGCCTTTTCTTGTTCATGTAATCTTAAGATACTTTCTCTATCCGATTCACTGATAATTAATCTTTTTTTCATTTTAAAATATTTTAATTAATTTTAGATACCGTAATCGGCATAATTAATACCACCTGTTTTAGGTGCTGATGAGGTGTTACTTTTTTGTTTTTGTTGTTGCTGTTGTTGTTGTGGTTGTGAAGAACTTCCGTCTTTAGGACATTTCCATCCTGACTTTTTATAACCTTCAACATCAGGAACTGTACTACCATCAGGTTTTTTAATATTCCAACCACATTTTGCCGCGTTTGGTGCTAACTTTTTAAATTCTGCTTCTTTAGCCTGAGCTTGTTGTTTCATAAGATTTAATTCCGCAGTACTATTCTTAACCGCATTATCTAATAAAGGTAAGAATACATAATTTTTCCATTCACTATCAGAATCAATATCACCATCAAGAGCGTCGTATAGATTTTCACTATGTCTAGTTAAATAGATATTAGATAAAGCACATAAATCGGCAATACTTGATATCAATTGGAATGATGATTTAATTAACCCTTCATTAGTTCCTGTTCCCTCAACCGCCTTATTTAAATTATCTGCAATTTTTGCCAAATAACTATCATTCATTTTTCTTTTACCAAGTTTACCTTTAGAGGTTTTACATTTTTGGAATATTGCACGAGCCTTGTCACCTGACTGACCCGCATTAAACGCGGCGATAATACCACCAAGAGGTCCAAACATTATTGAATTTGTTACCAACATTCCGGTATCAATTTCAGATATTTCTTGGTTTACTTCAGGCTCCATAGCAGAATCGTCTTCTTTTAGGTATTGTTTTTTGGTTGCGGATTCATGAAGACCTAAGATTCTTTTCTTCTCATCTTCATTGATTAAAAATAATTTATTCATGATATCGATTTTTTATTATATAAATATCTCATAAATCAAAAAAAAGTCGTACCTTTGTAAGGTAATTAAAGGAAACGATTCAGATACAAGATATTTAATTACATGGGTAAGTCTAAACTGACTTATTTAAACGGGGGAGGAACGATTCAGATACAACCACCCGTTTTTTTCTAATCCACCCAAATTACTAATTGGTCTTCACCAACTCTAAATGGATTACTAACAGATTCTCTAAAAACAGTAATGACTACCAATTTCCAAAAGTTATCTTCAACATGTTTAGGAACAATTGCCAAGGCTATTTCTTTATCTACAGATTTCACAACAAACGCCTCGTCATCAATAATATTATGTTGAGCAATTTTTTCGGCAATGTCTCGTAAAGACAACTCAATAATATATTTAATCTCAGAATTAGATATTTCTTTTTCGTTGTAGTCAGAAATTCCTGTTCTTGTTTTTCTATGGTAGGCATGTGTTGTCCTATCAACCTCAAATGAATATTGTATTTTAAACGAAGACATTAGTTGAGCAATTCTCTTCTCAAGAAGTAAATGTTCTTTAATTATTTGTCTTAAATTACTCATATAACATAAATATCTATAAAATAAAAAAGGGACGATTACTCGTCCCTTTTAATATTTCCCTTAGGAGATTGATTATCTCAATTCTCTTAAGTCGAATGTACGAACACCGTCAACTGTGATACGTCCGTAGAAACGGTTGTTAACCATTTTCTTAGCGTAACGTGTCATAATACCTTTGATAGGTGTAAAGTTGAATGGGTTGTACATTGTTGGAGTTAATTGTAGAGGTACATACGGTGCGTAGATGTAACCTGTGTCTAACAATGACGTTCCTTTGTGTCCAATTAACACTTGGTTAGCTGGGAAGTAAGGGTCACGGTAAACTTGGTAACGACCTGCTAATGTACCAACTCTTTCAATACCCATGTTGTATTGGTCTTGCTCAGGTGAAGCGTTAGATACGTGGAAGTATTCTAAGTCATCAAAAATCGCAGAAACCTCAGATGATACAACAATCCAGTTAGCTCCACCACGAAGTGTTGACTTGTGGATTTGTGCTGACAATTGGTTGATAGCTGTAATCAATGTTTGGTTCCAGTCTTTTTGAGTGTAAGTCATATTTCCAGAGATTCTTCTCCATCCGTTGTAGTCCCAACGTAGGTTCCAAGCCGCACCTTTACGTAAGTCACGTAAAATTTCACGGTCAATCTCAGCCGCAACTTGCTCAGATAACAATGCTGTTAACTCAGCCTCAGCGTCGATGTTATGGAATGCCGCAACGTCTTGAGCTAATTCAGGAGACCATTGTGCTCTTAGTTTTCTTTCTGTCACAGATACTGTAACTGACTCAAGGTCGAAAGAAACTTCACCAATTTTGTCTTCGAATTCTAACTCTTCGTAACGTCTCCATGCTGCTGCGAATGAAGTACCTGAAGCAGCTTCCTCGATTGTAGTACCAGTGTAACCATCTAAAGATGTTGCGTCACAGTTAGCACATACAGGACAAGATAAGTCAACTTCTAAGTAGATACAACCTTCTACGTCACATACATCATTGTAAGAACCACCATTACCTGTTGAAGGCCATGTAGTTTGAGTTGTGTTGTAGTTAGGTGCTACGATACCTTGACCGTATTGTTGAGTAACAACTCTGAACAATAACGCTCCTGTTGATACTGTACATGGTGAATCGTCAGCAACAGTTAAACCATTACCTGTGTAAACTACCAAGTCAGATAAGAAAGACTCAGTGTCGATTTCTGAACCGTCAGGACCAATCATTTTACCAGTACCTGCTTGTGCGAAACCACATAATTTAACGATAACTTTTCTTGTGTTACCTGAAGGGATAATTTCACCTTCACCGATTTCTGCGTTCACTAAAGAACTACCTTGCCAAGCTTGGATTACTGTGTTTGCAGTAATAGCTGACCAACGTCCTTTAGAGTAGTCAAATAATCCTGGTGGGTCTAATGCAGGTTCGTTACCTTCGTAGAATAAATCATAAAGATTTTTCGTGAAAGCTCCGTTACCTGTGTAACCAGCATTAGGATTACCAGGGTAGTTACCTGGAGAACCTACAGGTGCGTAGTGCTCACCACTTTGAGTTGCAGTACCGCCTGAGTAACCTTGGATTTTAGGTACGAAGTAGAACAATTTACCGATAGGTAAGTTCATAGCTTGTACAGATACGATGTCGTTCGCTAACAATTTAGAGAAAACACGTCTAACGATAGGGAATACAACAGTTTCGAATGAACCTGATGAACCGTCAGCAGTTGCCTCGTTAATTAAGAAAGAAGCTTGGTTTTCATATAACTGAGCTACGTTCTCTTTTAGGTGGCCGTTAAGACCTTCTAGGAATCCTAATTTATCCCATTTGTTGATAGTATCTTCTTTGATAACTTTAAGGTGCTTAAGACCGATGTTACCAACAAGACCTGATTCTAATAATGCTCCCATTTTAGTATTGTTTTGTTTTTATTTTTTAGTTTATTTTTATTTTAATTTAGCCATTAAGTCTTTCATTCTTAAGAATTGAGGATTTTCATAAGTTTTTGACTCAATCAAATTAATTGATGAACCTGTAGATTGTACGTTTTCAATTTTACGTTCAATTGATTCATTAATAGATTGATTGTTATTAGTCGTAGTTGAAAGTTCTTCTTTGATTGACTTGTATAAATTCTTAGACTCTTTAAGAGTTTCAACACTATCAAATCTTCTCAAGATGTTAATTTTTTCTTGTTTAGATGTTGAATGTTCAGTGAACAAACGAGTTGCGTAAGCCAAATTAGAATTGAAAACTGCAACTTCATTTAATTTATTTCTGAACACGTTAAGTGCTTTTCTGTACTCTTCATTTTTTTCTCTAAGAACCTGTAATTCTACACCATCAACATTTTCTTTGATATTGATATTCGCTTTAGAGTGAGCTCTTGGTTTTGGTAAACCACCCTTTCTAAAGTTAGAACCATTACCTAACGTTCTTGATGCCTCTTTTGTCTCGACTTTTTTAACGTTTTTCATTTTACCGTCAAGGTTCTCTCCTTCTTTGTATTCAAACTTAGCTTTACCTGTACCCATAGTTTTGTCGGCGTTTTTCTTTACAGTTTTAAATCCGCCTTCCATGTTAGGTTTGTTTGAATATATTTTTTTCTTTGGTGAACCCATTCCGAC